GTTCTCGTACTACGGGTACGTGTCGACGTTCGTCGCGATCACCTCGATGATCCGCAAGATCGTCCAGGCCTAGGCGGGGGCCCTCGTGGCCGTCTACACCGTCACCAACAAGTACCTCATCGACGACTACGCGGTCCTCCAACTCCTCACCTCGACGGAGTTGGAGGCCGGGTCGGCGATCACCGTCGCCGGAGTCGACGCGACCTTCAACGGGTCGTACACCGTCCGGGCACTTCCCGAATACGAGTTCCTCGGCGTCGACACGCAGGGCGACCTCCTCTACGACTACGACGTCCCGCTCCCGAATCAGGTCCTCTACGCCAAGGTCGCCGACGACATCCAACGGCAGGCCGCCACGGGCACCGTCACCTACACGCCGACGTGCACGTGGGTCTCGGCCGCCGACGTGCAGGCGTGGCTCAACATCACCGTCGTCTCCGCCAACGACACGGCCCTCATCACGTCGGCCGCGGCGAGCGCGTCGCAGTTCGCCTGGCGCAGGCGTCAGGAATCCGGCTACGTCGACTCGTTGACCACCGTTCCGTCCGCGGACGTCAAGCTCGGGACGATCATGTACGCGGGCGGCCTCTACCGGTCCCGCGGCAGCCTCGGCGACGCGTTCGCAACGTTCGACGGCATGGGTTCCCCCGCCCCGATCATCGGCCTCACCGGGCAGATCAAGCAGCTCCTCGGCATCGGCCGACCCGCGGTCGCCTAATGGCCGGGTCCGGGTTCCTCAACGCGGCCCTCGACGACCTCGCCACGACCCTCGCCACCATCTCCGGGCTCCCCGTCGTCCGCGACCCCCGCAACATCACCCCCGGTTGCGTCCTCCTCGACGCCCCCACCTTTGACGCGTTCAACTACCGGATCGTCAAGCTCACCGTCCCCGCCCTCATCATCTCCTCCGGCCCCGGCAACCAAGACGCGCTCGACCAGCTCCTCGGGATCGCCGCCGACGTCATGGCCAAGCAGGTCGGCGTCATCTCCGGCCGCCCGATCAACGTCTCCATCGGCGGCACCGACGCCCCCGCCTACGAGCTCACCATCGCCCTCGAAGCGAACGCGTGAAATCCCGACCGGCCACGGATGCCGTCGGTAATGTCGCCGCCATGACCGCCAAGTACACCGTCGTCTCCGACAAGGTCGGCGAACCCGGCACGCCGTTCGTCCCCGAGGAAGGGATCAACGTGGCCGCGCTCCTCGAGGGCGGGTTCATCGTCGAATCCAAGAGCTCCAAGCACAAGCACGACACGGAGGAATAACCCCCAATGGCCACCTACCTCAACAACCCGACCGTCACCGTCAACTCGGTCGCCCTGACCGGACAGTGCACGGCGGCCACCCTGGAGCGTTCGGTCGACTCGCTCGAGGCGACCGCGTTCGGCGACACCGCCCACAAGTACACGGGCGGCCTCCAGTCCAACACCGTTACCCTCACGATGTACGGCAGCTTCGCCGCAACGGAAACCTACGCGACCCTCTCCGGCCTCGTCGGAACGACGACCAACATCGTCCTCAAGCCGTCCAGCGCGGCCACCTCTGCCACCAACCCGCAGTTCACGATCACCGGGGCGTACCTTGAGACCCTGCCCGTCCTCGACGGCTCCTACGGGACCCTCATGGAGATCGACGTAGTCTTCACGGGCGGCACCTACTCCGTCGCAACCGTCTAGACCCCGCCGGTAGCGTCCGGCCCGACACGGAGGACACATGAAGCTCAAGATCCGGTACGTCGCCGAAGGCGTCCCCTACGAGGTCACCACGACCCTCGCCACCATCGTCGCATGGGAGCGCAGGTTCAAGCGCAAGGCGTCGGAGATGGCACAGGCCGCCGGGATCGAGGACCTCGCCTACATGGCATGGGAAGCCGCCAAGGCCGCCAAGGTCGTCGTCCCCGGCTCGTTCGACATGTTCGTCGACCAGCTCGAGGAGATCGACGTGGTCGCCGAGGAGGCCCCCCGCCCTACCTGAGGGAGACGTACCGGTACCGCCTGGCGGAGGTGCTCGTCTCCCTGTCGTGGTGGCCGCCCGGAATCGAGTTTGACGTCGACGATCTCGTGACCGTGGCTAAGGTGCTCGGCGACCGATCCAAGCACCAAGGAGGCCGCCGGTGAACGCCACTCTCCGCGTCCGCGGCGTCAAGGAAACCCTCCGCGAGATCCGCAAGCTCGACCGGGAGCTCGAGAAAGAGCTCAAGGACAACGTCACCAAGGTCGCCGCCCCGGTGCTCGACGCCGTCAAGGACGCATACACAAGGGCAGGCGTCCCTCTCTCCGGCATGTCGCGCCGATGGTCCCGCACCTCCGCCGGAGGTTCCACCCGGTACACGTTCCCGTACAAGGTCGCCGCCGCAGTCTCCGGCACCCGCATCCGGTTCGACACCCGCCGCGGCGCGGTCGGCGTCATCAAGGTTCAGCAGTACAACCCCGGCGCGTCCGTGTTCGAGGCCGCAGGCCGCAAGAACGCCAACTACCTCGCGTTCGACCTCGACGTCAACCAGACCCGCGGGTGGGTCTCCGGCAAGCCGTCCCGCATCATCGGCCCCGTCACCTACAAGGCGGCCCGCAGCTCCGGCGTCGCCGCCGAAATCAAGAAGGTGTTCGACGAGGCCGCCAAGCGCATCAACAAGAGGATCGAGGTCGTCGGCTAATGGCCATTACCGCAAACATCGTCACCGAGTTCAACGACAAGGGAATCAGGGCCGCCGAAGGCGCGTTCGGCAAGCTCTCCAAGGGCGTCGCCGCCGCCGGGGCCGCCATCGCCACCGGACTCGCCGCCGTCACCAAGGGCCTGTACGAGGCGGTGCAGGCCGCCGCCGAGGATCAGAAGAGCTTCACGCAACTCGCGCAGGCCATCAAGAACGTCACCGGGGCGTCCGACGCCCTCGTCGCGTCGACCGACAAACAGATCGGGAAGATGTCAATGCAGCTCGGGATCGCGGACGACAAGCTCCGGCCCGCGTTCGCCAACCTCGTCCGAGCGACCGGCGACCTCAACATCGCGCAGAAGGGACTCACCGCCACCGCCGACCTCGCCACCGCCAAGAACATCGACCTCGAGTCCGCGTCCTCGGCGGTCGGAAAGGCCCTCGCCGGGAACACGACCGCACTCGTCAAGATGCTCCCCGGCCTCAAGGGCGTCATCGACAACGGCTCGAGCGCGGCCGAGGTGCTCGCCGCCATCAACTCGCAGGTCGGCGGGTCCGCCGAAGCCAACACCCGGACGTTCGCCGGGGCCCTCGCCCGCCTGAAGGTCATCTTCGGCGAGATGGTCGAGACCGTCGGCTCCTGGCTCCTCCCCGCCCTCACGCAGCTCGCCGACCTCCTCAACAACTACCTCGGCAAGGCGTTCACGTTCCTCTCCGAGACCGCAGGCCCCAAGGTCGAGCAGGCGTTCTCGGGCATCGCCCGCGTCCTCAACGAGCAGATCATCCCGTTCGTCCGCGACTACATCATCCCCCTCGCCAAGGCGTGGGCGGAGATCTACTACACGCAGGTCGTCCCCGCGGTCCTGTCCGTGTACCAAGTCATCGGCGAGAAACTCGGCAAGGCCCTCACCATGATCCGCGAGAAGATCGAGGAGAACCGGGAGACGTTCGACCGGCTTTCCAACGCGTTCCGCGACGGCGTCACCTTCATCACCCGCTACGTCATCCCCGCCTACGGCGCAGGCCTCGGCAAGGCCCTCGACGGCGTCATCTACGTCGTCGGCAAGTTGATCGACGTCTTCGTCCGCCTCGACAAGGTCGCCCGCGGCATCGCCGGAGTCCTCGCACCGCCGTTCGTCGCCGCAGGCAAGGTCATCCTCGGCGTCATCAACGGGATCATTGACGGAATCAACACACTCATCAAGGGGATCAACGCGATCCCCGGCATCGTCAACATTCCCCTCATCCCCCGGATCACGATGCCGTCGTTCGACCTCGGAGCCGACACCCCCGGCGGCATGGGCATATGGGGCGAGAACCGGGGCGGGATGCCGACCGGCAGTGGGATCCCCGGAATCCCCGAAACCATCATCCCGGCCCCGAGCGGCGGACGGGCGAGCGGACGTGCAGCCGCAGCCCCGGCCCCCGCCGTCATCCCCTACACGCCGACCGGCATCGACCCGTTCCTCGACAACCCCTTCGTCCGGGCGCGCGAAGGCGGCAACTTCACCGTCAACGTCGAGGGCGGCCTCGCCACCTCCGCCGAGATCGGCCGCGCCGTCGTCGACGCGATCAAGCAGTACACCAACGTCTCCGGCCCCGCGGCAATAGCCGTCGCCTGATGGCCCTCGCAACCGTCCCCAACGCCGGGACCTTCGACCTCGAGATCGACACCGGGTTCGTCATCGACGGGTTCACCCTCGACTCGGCAACCAAGGGACTACTCGACTCCACCACCTACGTCCTTGACGGCACGACCTCATACGCCTCCGTCACGACAGGCGTCCTGTCCGCCAACATCAACCGGGGACGCCGCGATCCCATGGACCCGATCGCCGCGGGCATGTTCTCGTTCACCCTCAACGACACCCTCGTCGACGGCCTCTTCGGCCCGTTCGACACCCCGAGCCCCTACTACGACGACGTCGCCGACGTCCCCGGGCTCGCTCCCGGCCGCGAGGTCCGGTTCACGCGGTACGACAACGCCAACAA